CTACCACCATTAGCAAGATTGAAAGTAGTTGCATTATCAGAAGTAGATATTACTACACCGTTAGCTCCTGTACCAACAGTAGAATTAAATCTTACTCTATCACCTTCTTGGTGTCCAGAACCACCTCTCGTGAATCTTACATCAGGGAAAATTACACGGCTTAAACTTCCCGTTGATACAACAAGTTTACCTGAAATAGTATTATTACTGTTACGTACCGTTTCACCATCCAGAAAAGTTCCTGAAACATTTTTTAAAAATAATTCTTTTACCAGAATTCCGGATTCAAATGTTGTAAGAATTTGTGTTACTTCGCCGGTGGCCCCAGATGTAACACCTGTAACTATAGAGCCTTGAAGGTTCTCAGCAGTTCCAACAAGCGGTGCACCAATTTTAACTGATTGAGTCTTTGTCCACCTTCCATCAGATGCTCTAAGAATAAATTCTGAAGGATTGATAAAGTCAATGTCTTCATTATAAAGAAGTCTGAAAAGTAATCTATGAGCTTCAGTCGTCCCTTTAGCCCTATAAATGTCCTTTATATTTTTAAGAAGAATTCTTTTATCAGCAAGAACGTCTTCCGGAAATTCTTCTAGAATTTCTCGTCTAAAGTATTCATAAAACTTACTAAGATTAGTAGTATCTACATCTTGATTTTCTTGCAGACGGTTTAAAGCATCGGAGGCCTGACCACTTGTTTCAAGCCATTCGTAATATGCTTTTAAGAACGTTACTAAGTTAGGCGCCTCATCTAGTAAGTAACTAGGGAGCCTAGACTCTACTAACGTTGAAATTCTATCGTTTGCAGACATTAGCTTGTTGTAATTACAGTTTCTATACCAGTATCAGAAGTCGATGTTGCTTTTGCTGTTGCACTCGATAATGATACACTTGCTTCAGTTCTACCAGAAGACTTTTCTTCAATGCTAATGCTTGCATCAGCAATTTGTATAATTTGATTTCTAACAGTAGAAATATTATTGTCAGCTGGGGTAGCATTGACCTTTATTCCATCTCCGCTGTAGGCAGTTATTAATATCGGATCGATATCTATTCTTCCTGTAAGATAATTTACAGTACCAGCATTACTTGAAACATATCTTCTCTGAAGATTTACTAGACGGTATACTCTTAAATTGCCTCGACCGTCATCATCAAAGTAACATGTATTACCATCATACGTAAATGATGATGAAGAAACAGAATACTGATGACCTGCATGAGGATTATATATTGCATTGTTGAATTTGATTACATATGATGTTGATGTAGTTGTTGTAGGAATAAATCTCTTTTGCATTTTTACAGTTAACTGTGATGCAATAACAGATGTGTCTGTATCATCAATGTCATTTAATAATCTAGAATAGTAAAACTTGTTACTATAACTTCCTAAATTTTTAGATTCAAATGATACAATCTCATTTTCTATTTGTGTTAAAATTTGAGAAGCAGTTTTACTTGTCCTATTTGTATCATAAATTGAAGTTACAGTAGGAACTACATACAAATATGTTGGATCTATAAAAATTGGTTCGATGGTTAGTACATTTCTAGATTGAAGTAAACTAACTAAATCAGACTTTCTATCATCTGAGACTAGTGTTCCAGTCACTGGTTTAGCACTAATGTACACTTTACCGTATACAGGAGGATCGTTACTTTCCCCTCCCCACACATTTACAGCCCCAAGATCGGGAGCTTCGTTAAGTAAAATGTTTTTATAATCGTTAATTGTAACAGCTCTATTTTGTGTTTGATAGCTCTTGGGAGCATTAAACTTAATACTATCAATTGTTTCCTGCTCGCTTCCACTTCCAGCATTAGAAACAGTATTTAAAGTAAATGTATTGTATCCACCAATATTGCCTACAGCTGTAAACGTATTCGCTCCATTGGTCGTTGACCCATTACATACATTATAGTTTAGTCTTACAATGTTACCATCTCTTACATTCCTTCCAAGTACACCATCACCAAAATAAATTTCATACTTTTGATCCACGCTTTCTTGCAGGAAATAAATGTAACTATTAGATGTAACAGAAACTAAGTCTGAGGCAAGAGTAAATGTTGACGTTGTTGTATTGGATGATGATTCTTGTACAGTTACAGATAACGAAGATGTATCAGCATTTTCATTATTCAAATAGTACCTTACTGGATTGACTGTACTGACAGTATATGACTCTTGTACAGGATCACCTTCTGTAATAGTAAGATTTGAAATGAAGTCTCCATTAGCATTCGGATTAATTACGGTACCACTTAGAGTAGCAAATGTATATGATATTCCATCAATTGTACTTGTGAATTTAGTATTTGCTACAACGTTGATACTTGAAGGACTATCATCTGGTGTAATTTGAACTCTTACAGTAGCAGATGATCCTCTAGCCGAAGTTGGAGTGTATCCTAGCATCTTAGCACGAGAGACTACATTGTTTCTAATTAAAGCACTGTCAAGAAAACTTTCATTAGCAATCATGTTAACATAATATGAGTTCATATACGTATTGTATGCAAGAAGATTAAGGATAGTTTGAATAGTTGAACTATCGTAATCGTAATCCTGCAACTCTGTCTGACTGGACAGATACGTCCTCAAGTTGTTCTTGATTGCATCAAAATTGATGTCAGTAATTTTTAATGCGTTATTAGCGGCCATTATCGTACTCGTTCTAATGTTACGTTAAGTGTAACTGGGTCTTTCTGATTTACAATGAAGAAAACAATGTTGATATCTAATTCATTTCTTTCTTCAATAAAGTTTACTTGAATGTCCTGGACATCAACTCGAGACTCGAAGTTTCTTAATGCGGTCTCTATTTGCTTCTTAGCTCGATACTCTAAAAATGGATCAGAGTTCTCAAACAACAGTGCTAAAAGATTACCACCAAATAGTGGCTCATATGGTCTTTCATACTGATTAGTGAGAATAAGGTTTCTGATTGCTCTCTTTACAGCATCTTGATTTTTAAGCACAGGAACCTTACCTGTAATAGGATGAGGCGTAAATGTGACGTTAATGTCACTAAACGTCAATTCTTTTCGAATTGGATTTACGGCTCCAGAAGGCATATTGATTCCTTTCTTTTTCTAATTATTTATCGGAATTTTTTGACTCTTGAATTTCTTGTCTGATAACTTTACATAGTTTTGTAATTTCAGATAGAGCCTTCCTAGCTCGAGTTCCAGCAGCTTTGTTACCACCTTGAAACTTTTCGTATTCATTATTGTATGTTTCAAACAATTCTTTGATCATTGTATCATTATTCATATTATCCTCCGGCGAATACATTTGAGGAACCAGAAGTCATAGCTCCAGCATCAGCAGAATCGCCAACTCTACCAACTCTCTTACCATTTATAAACACAGATGCTGAACCAGCATTCAAGTTTGCTACGTGAGGTGCACATGGTGGATCTGGAGGAAAAGGGTGAGCTACTGTTGGTGCACCAACAACTATTATAGCTATTCCATTTGCCCTCACCGATCCATCTGTATTTGATGCAGCTATAGTAGTAGATCCAGAACATCCATGTCCTGTAGATAAAGAATCTCCTACTCTACATACAGCTGGCATTAGTTCAGATCAATCCGTGTTGCATTAATATCAATGTTACCAGAAGCAGTTGTAGTTTGATCGCCTCCAATAGTTTCGTTAACATCACCATCGACCTTTATATTCCAGTCACCTTTGATGTATGTGTTGCAATCACCATCAATAGTTAGATTGACAGCACCTTTAACATATGCGTAATCATTACCAGCAACAATCACATAGTTATTACCAACTATCCTCGTTACTTTGTTACCGTTACTATCAATCTCATAGAACGTACCAGCCTTATGATACTCGTGTATACGCTCATTATTAGTTGTATCGTCATATTCCCTTATGTGACCAGATTCGCTTTGGTATACGTGGTTATATGGATACTGAGCCGCATACGCACTAGCGGGCTCGTCCCAAGTATTTCCAGTTGATGTCGATACCCCTGTTGACCTACCACTGTTCTTCGATGTATCATTGCCGTGTGGCATTAAAGGGTCATTACGAGCTAAGCGATTAACATCTGGTTCATCAATGCGGGATGGATAAACACCGTTTGGATCATTGAATCCTTTCGTAGCATCGACAGCTGAGGTCGGGATCCCACTTAAAGTACCAAGTACAATTGGTTGCTGAGCTCTCTGACCATCTAGGAATATTCCGAACACCCATGTTCCTTCAACTATTCCTGTTGGTGAATATCCAATATCTCCCATTGCAGCTGACGTTGGCTGTTGGATTACCTGAGCCCATGGAAGTGAGTTGGTTGGTACCTTTTCTTTATCACTCGAATACCAACTGTATACTCTAACCCTTACACGGCCAAGTTTAATTGGATCATTTCTATCTTCGACAACTCCTGTCCAGAATATAGTCTGAATTCCAAAATATTCATTACTGTTCATTAGCTACATCCTTAGAAATATATTCAGACTTGATTGGCTGACCAAACGATTCTTTATTAATATTCATCGTAGTAATATATGCACCAGTGGTAGCTTTGTAATTATGTTTTATGGCCGACACAATAAATGTAGGATTTGTCTGGCCAAACAATTTAAGATACTGTTGTATATCTTCATTGATATCACTGTTCTGAGGAATAAACACGTTTATCAGATTTCCGGATCTTAACAAACTATTCCCAGGCACAGCAATACTCATGGAATACTGGGCGAACATCTGCATTTCATTGATGCTTTGATTCAAGAATTTTTGTCTTCTTCGAGGGCTAGCTAAAAAAGGATCGTTAGCATTAGTTACTTTCCCGTCGAGATAACTCGTCTTCTTATAGTCATTTGTAGAGATTCTTGTAGAAAGATACCTTGTATGCTGGACTCCACCGTCAGGAGCTCCAATAGTACCAAATGTAGTTAAAACAGGGTTGTCCGATACGTGAGTCATTTTACTAAAGTCTCTAACGTAATCGAAATCCGTTGCCTGATATTTTTTGAGGATTGTATCAATTGACTCAACATCGTTCTTATACAATCCACTCATAATTCCACCCAACGTATCAAATCCAGTCTCGAATGTTAGAGCTATGATTGTTTGATTGGATGTAATAGATTCTTTATTATCTCTTAACTTTTCATCGCTAGGATCAGCTAAGTAGAAACTTTCAACAACATCACTATCATACATTGAACTGATAGTTCTCATATTAAACTGATCAACATCTTCATAAAAGACAAATGATGATGTCGAAGGGTACTTTGCAGACTGGGCTTCGCTTGCCACCTGCTGAATAATCATTGAAGGATTGACACCGGGTGCAATAAAACTAAACAATCCATCGGTTGGCTCTACTACAAATTTTTTGTTGGCAACTTTTTTAAGATGGTTATTGTATACTTTTGTTACAATATCGCTGAAAGGCTCATTGGTATAAGCTCGTTCTTCTGTAGAGACTTGATCCGTCAGTCCTTCTCTCGAGATGCCGTGAAGGACATAGCCATGAGATCTCTCTTCTATCATTGTTCTTTGAGTGATCTTGTACAGGCTAAAAGTCAATGAAATAAATTTCTTTTCACCAGCTGTCTTAAATGATAATAGAATTTTTTCATCACCAATAATAGGAAATCTTTCTGTAAGTCCAACACCGTCTTTAATCAAAAAATCAGCTTTTAGAAAAGGACTAAAAATATCCTCATAGACATTAAATTCCACAAGTAAATTTTTAATATCAATTGCTTGATCGCCCTTGAAGTTAACTAAAGCGATATCAAACTCAATGTCGTTATTTTCTACATTTTGTCTCATTCAAAAATCAAACTCGCTTCATTTATCAATTGAGTAACATATCTCTTATCTAAGATCTTAATATCTCTTTTATCTTCATTAACTTCCAACTCATAGTCGTATGAACTCACAGATTTTCTAGAGGCCGGATCAAGAGTATCATATGTAGTCTCATCAACCCAAAGTGTTTTTTGAGGAATGATTGTTCCATCATATTCTACACTTTGATTTCTTAGAATTTTCTCATAATGATGAACTTGACTTTGAGCTACTTGAACACTGCCATATTTCTTCCTAAGGTATTTTGTAAACGAAAGATAATCGAGTGGCCATTCGTAGTTGGGATTAACAATATTGTTTATCAACAAAATAATCCAATCCAATGACGCATCGTTGTAGTACTTGTAAGCAATAGCATCTGGTCTTTCACCGTCTTTGACATTATAATCATAAAAAACAACTGAACGATCAGACAATAGGTTCTGAAGTTTGAATCTCACTGTTACATTAGTGAGAATCTCTGGCTTACCATTCTTTTTAAGATCATAACTAATAGTTGGAAACGGTTCGAAGAAAAATGGCATTATCTACCTCCAGGGCGTTTGCCAATGTTTTCTTTTGTATTGATAGTAAGTTCTTGGAACGTCATGTTCAATGAAACGCTTACAGGAGCATTTGTTTCATCGAAGTAATATGAAGCACCTTCCCCGTGATAATTAACAGAGAAGTCAGTGAGTACAGAAGCACCAATGTCAAACAAGTAATTGGGATAATGGAACTCGATATCAAACTGCTCAGGATAGTTGAAGAAGTGACCTTCCGCAGCATAACTTGGAGCCATATGATACTTGAGCTTTTGAATGATAAATCTCAAACGATTTGATTCAAATCTATTACGAGGAACTAACTTATACTCAAAAGAATGAGATCTAAAGTTAACACCGGTGAATAATGTTGCTAGATGAGGATTACGAGCAATACCAGCGCCAGCTAGTCCAGCTTTGAATGCTTGACCAGCAGCAGCACCAACAGCTGCTCCACCTAAACTATTTGAAATCGCTCCACCAATTAAAGCACCAATTTCTTCTTCAGCTGCTTGAGCTCCTAGATTCATTAATCCGCCTTTGAGACCAGCTCCAGCACCGGGACCAGTAAAAGCGTCGACTAACGAATTTACAAATTCTCCACCAGACATCTGACCTTCAACTACACGTCTAATATTTGCACCTTGACCTGCTGCAAAGTCTCCGAGTGGTCCAACACCTTCAGCATTGTATTGCGAGCTGTATTGTGTACCAAGATTAGCAGGCATAGGAAGAATAATTGTTGCTTGAGTATCTTGTTTACGAACTTGATCTCTTCTAAACTTGACGTCTTTACTAATACGAAAAGCTACCCAGTGATCCAGAGATGGAAGATCTTGAGGAAAGTAATATAGTTGTCCACCAGCAACTTCTTCAAGGTCAGATAGTTTGCCTTCAGGTGGTCTATTCTCTAGTGCTTGTTCTGCCATATATAATTCTATGAGTACGTACAAAGGTTATTATCGCCCTAAGAACCCTAAAAAGTATAAAGGCGATGCGTCCAACATTATTTATAGGAGTTCTTGGGAACGTCGTTGTATGATTTACTTCGATCAGAATCCCAATATATTAGAATGGCAAAGTGAAGAGTTTGCTATACCATACCGTTCGCCTATTGATGGTAAAGTCCACAGATACTTTCCTGATTTCCTCATTAAGGTTAAGAATACAAGAGGTTTAGTTGAAACGCACTTGATAGAAGTAAAACCCTACCATCAAACACAGCCTCCGAAGCAACCATCCCGCAAGTCAAAAAAGTTCATTACAGAGGTTAAGACTTACGGCATAAATACTGCTAAGTGGAAGTACGCTCAAGAG